TTTTGCAGTGGATTGTACGCAATATCCCTGTGAGATAGGGGGTAAGTATATCGACGGAATTTTTTATAAATCGGATGGAGTGACACCAGTTGAATATATCCCCACTCAGGAACAGCAGGTGGAACAGCTCCGCCAGGAGAATGCGGAGCTGACTATTGCATTGGCAGACGTGATAGGAGGTGCGATGTTATGATAAGCGGAATCAAAAAAAATATTATTATACGGGCGCTGGAGATTCGGAAGAATCAGGGCGAGGAGCCGGCAGACATCCTGGACGGGTATACAAATCTAACTGAAACGGAAAAGGCGGATATACTGGCAGTGGTCATGCCAGGAAAGGAGCAGCCATGGGAAAGATATTAATACCTGGAGGGGGCGGAGGCGCAGACCTGGATGTAATTACAGCTACAGCGCCAGACGTAAGAAAGAATAAAGTAATCGTTGATAAGGACGGGGAGCCATTAGCTGGAGCTATGAATGAACAGGCGGGAGGAACATTTACGCCTGGAACATCGGACCGGGTTTTAGTTCCTGCGAATACGTTTGTAACATCAGCCATCATCATGAAGGGGGATCCAAACCTTATCGCAGGTAACATAAAAAAGAATGTGCCGATATTTGGGGTTATGGGAAGTCATAGTGGATATGTTACGGACCCATCAGACCTGTATTTACGCGGTAATAATCCGGCAGGTTTCACCCAGGTTCAGTATGCATCGTTTGAATCTGGTGGTATTTTCCATCAAAGCACCTATTTACCAATGGTCTTTAAAACCTCAAAAGTTTATAACTTTACTGGTTATACAACACTGGCGATTACTTATTACATTGTCTCCGCAATCAATAGGGGGAGTCTTAGGATGACCGCCAGGGTATATAGAGACAACTATGATTATCAAGGAGAAAGTACGATAGGCATATCTGCTGGAGGAACATATACGCAAACGATAAAATTAAATCCACAATCATATGCACCTGGAATAAATCTAACCTGTCAGACATTAAACAGTGGCTCATGGGCTATGGAAAATTGGGCTGCATGGGTATGGCAAGTAAGAATATCCTAAAAATATGACCAGCAATTATTCCAACCATATTTGATATACCTGCCCCCATATACCGGTGTAAACAACATCTATAGCATCACTGTAATATATATCAGATATATTAATGGTTACGATTTGGTTTCCACTTCCCATTCCATCTTGTGATTTCATGAATGTGCTGTTTGAATGTCTGTGTATGCTTAGCATGTGCTGTCCTGTTCCTCCCGCCGTCACATTCATGTGGACTTTTAAGTATTTATATCCGGTGAAATTATAAACCTTTGTTGAGTTCATTCTAGCGCCGCCCGAAGATACGTATATTGCATTGGATTCAAACGTGATTGTACCACTATCTCGATAGAATCCAGCAACATTGCTCCCGTATTTATACAGGTGATTTGCCGATACAACGTAACCGTCATGACTTCCGATAACCCCAATTATAAGAGATATAAGGGTATGGGTTATTAAGCCGCCATGGATAACATGATTTTACTTCCGATAACCCCAACTATAAGGAGATGAAAAACATGGTTACATAAAGGGTATTCCTTTTAGTATACAATATAAAAAACAAAAAAGAAAGGTAGGTATTGAAATGTGAATGAAGAGTTATTAAAAGAAAAATTAGAAACGCACGAAAAACGTATTAATAATCATGCGGACCGCCTGGACAAATTGGAAATTCATGAGGCGGCGAGAGATGTTAAAATCGACAACCTATGTGACAAACTGGAGAAGCAGACGAGAAGCATATACGGACTGATTGGCATAGTGGCAACAGCCCTGGTAGGCTTCTTTTTTTATGCGGTCCAGCAGGGGATTTTTCATTAAGAAAGTGAGGTATAACATGTTTAAGAATTGTGTATTTAAAGCAGATGTAAATACGACACAGTGGGTCAGAGCGGCGGTCAGGAGGGCCGTAAAGACCATGGCCCAGACGTTTGTGGCAACCATTGGAACGGCGGCTGCAATGGGGGAAGTCAATTGGCCCTTGGTGGCATCCGCAACCGTATTGGCCGGAATTCTGTCACTGGGAACATCCGTGGCCGGCCTGCCAGAGGTTGAGACAAAAACAAGAGCATAAAAGGAGGTGGTCCACTATCTCCCAGCCGCCAGGGTAAAGGCGGCAGTAACTAAAAACAAAATCTCAAAAAGAAAAGAGGAAAAGATATGGCAAACATGTTAGGACATGCAGACAAAAGAACAGAGCAGCAGAGGCACGATGATGCTATTACCGGGAGAGACGACCTGACGCCAACGGCGCTTAACAACGAGGGGAATATGGTAGGGACAGGCCCGAATACAAAAAAGGAAGATACAAGGGCAGTGGGGACTACACCGGCGCCTAAAAATCCTGATAAAAAGAAAGGCCCAGGAAAGTATAAGCCCGGTAATCCGGGACCAGGAGTGAAGTAAAAGAGATACATAGATGGCCCAGGCGATGCCCTGGGTCTTTTTTTATGGAGGAGATCTACATGAAGAAAACCGCAGAGGGATTAATAAATCATTGTAAAAGCAAAATAGGAACACCATATGTTTATGGCGCCAAGGGCGAGGTCCTTACCCAGGCCATTCTGGACCGCCTTGCCAGAGAGAACCCAGGCACATACACATCCGCCTACAAGGCCAAAGCTGCCAAGTACATAGGCCAGCGCTGCACGGACTGCAGCGGCCTTATCAGCTGGTACACAGGCGTTCTGCGTGGCAGCTACAACTACCATGACACAGCCGTGGAGCGGATAGGCGTTGACCATTTGGACGAGTCCATGGTCGGTTGGGCGCTCTGGAAGCCGGGCCACATCGGGGTATACATCGGGGATGGCTGGTGTATTGAGGCTAAGGGCATCAACTACGGCACCATCAAGTCCAGAGTAGCGGCCACACCATGGCAGCAGGTCCTTAAACTGAAGGATATCGAGTATGATAATGAAAAAAAATCAGGATGGTATGACGAGGACGGAGGACGTAGATTTTACAATGGAGATACGGGAGAACCGGTACGTAATAACTGGCATCAGGAACCAGACGGGGAATGGTATTGGTTTGACGGAGCCGGAATGATGGTCAGAAATGTATGGTATCAGTATAACGGTAACTGGTATTATATGGGACCGGATGGAAAAATGAAAAAGGGACAGATAACCATTGATGGGAAGTGGTACATTCTGGACCAGGACGGGAAAATGATTAGAAAGCCTGTCACATTAACCCCGGACCAGGATGGCGCATTGAGATACCCTGGAATAATAAAATAAGAGACTATGAGACGTCCTGGATATATGATAGGCGGTCAATTAACCGCCTATCAATTTTTAAAATCATGTTAATGTCTGAACCATCAGTTTTCCACCCATACGGAAACCGTGTATAAAACCATCTTGTCCGGCAGCCATTACCATAAGTAAATGTAACTCCATACAATTATCAAATTCGGCAATCAGTTCTGCCGGGATTTTAATACGTAATTCCTGTTCGGCATGAAATGCATTCTCACGATATTTATTGTAATCTGGAGAGTACCTGCCAATATAATCACTGGGAGGCACGTCAAATCCATTATATATGCTCTTTATAAGCTGGTTCATATAATCTCCAATCATTAGTATTTAGGTGTTGTGGGGTTCAGCGCTTCCAGCCGTCATTATTTTAGCACAGGAGGCCGGACATGCTGTTTAGCATATTCCCTGTACGCCCGTCTCACCTTAAGACGGAGCCGAAACCTGTCATCCATCACCACAACACCTAATCCCCCATGCAGGCCATGAACCTGCCGCCGCCTGGAAGCGGATGGGGAAGGGCGGAGAGCCGTCCAATCAATCATGATGCTCATAAGCATATTTCATTTCACGTAAAAGACGTATTTCATGTTCAAGGATGTAAATTTTATTACTATAGCGATTCCATTTCCGCCAAAACTCAGATGAATGTGGGAGGTTATCTAGTTCCTTATCACTCATATCATGATAAGGTTTTAAAAATCTAAGGCCGTTCCTTTTTGTTTCAAGTTCATCCCGCTTTTGTATTAGATAAACAAGCCTTGCATCTATTTCTCTTATGATTCTCTCAATTGTCATAATTTCTTCTCCCTTGCCATATCATCATATTTCTTTCTGGCTTTTTGCGGTGATTCTGCAAAAATCACCTTATTACTATTTAAACGAAATTGATATGATGGAACGTTTATATCAAATCCAGAAACAAAACTCTGCCCATGGTTATAATCCATGTAAATATTTATTATAGTTCCTTTTTTACATTTGATAGTAGCATTTGATTCATAAAAAGAATCCCCTTTATGATACGAATACCAACTTACCTTGTCGTAAGTCCTCCCAACTACAAATAAATGTTTATCAGTATCATAAGTTTCTCCATTAAAAAGGAATTTCATTTTTCATGTCCTCACTTTCTCCCCGGCATTATCCGGCCAGGGGAGGGTAAATATGATATTTCATTGCGGCTCTTGCATTCTATCTGATTCACTTGCTATATATTTGAACAAATTTCAATACATATGAACTTTTTAATTTCCTGGTATGTAATTGATAAAAACTGATCTGTTGATGAATCAATTTTTTTAATCTTTACGGCTTCAAAATTTGTATCAAACATATAGCTAATCTTTCCCCGGCTGAAAAAATGAATGCCGTACTGTTCCGTATGCTTATACCCCGCTACTTTATCATTAATGATTAATTTACGTTTAATGCCATCCATTACGGGTTGAAATGTTATTTTTGTCATGTAGTCGTCCTCCCTTAAAATATTGATTTTATCCCCCTCTGGAAACCGCCAGAGGACGGACATCCTATTTAAGTTTATGAATTGCGCCTATGAAAGCATGTTTTAAGTTCGCAATTCTTTCAAATTCTTTATCTGTCATGGATATACCGGAATATAACCATACAGTTTTTATACTACCATCATCGTTCAAATCATAGTGACAATATAGCATGTGGTCGGCTTGCTTCGCAGCCTGCGCCTTGCAGGCCACTTCGTACCACATAGTCCGTAATTGCAGAATCTCCTTCAAGGTATCGTAACCATGAAAATTACCATCTACAAATGTGGGTATAAGTCTCATGTCCATCCTTTCTGCCCTCGTAACCTCCGGGGCGGGCGAATATGATTACTGGTACCTTTTAAACAACTGATGATATTCTGATATCATTTTATCCATTGTTTTGATATCATTTTCAGAAATTGCTTTTTTCAGCGCATCAATGTCGGATTCAACCTTATCTATGTTGCAGACCTTATTATCGTAGTAGTAACCATCGGCCTTATTCTGCAACTTGCAAAGTAGTGTGTCCGCATCATCAACCACATGATATCTAATCCCGTTTACCGTCCTATGTGTATTCATAACCTCCCTTTCTCCCCTGGAAACCGCCAGGGGCCGGATGTGTCTTATTTTACGTTTTCGATAACGTATTTAGCACTGGTTAATGACTCGAATTGCTTTAAAAGATTATTCATCCCGTCGTGGTATTCCTCTATTGTCATCTTGCCTGAGTGAATCATATTCCGACAAATGGAATCTGTATTATCAATTTTTTTGTTTATAATAGATACTGCATAGGCTATCTGCTTTTCTGTTCCCTCTAAATTCGTACTATATAAGAGTAGGGAAAGAACCCCTATTCTTAT